GTCTGAGACCGTGAAGCCCTCTCCTGCTCCGTCTGCTCCCCCTACGGCTGTCGAGTCGAGGAACAAGCCCGCCGTTGCGCCCGCACCTGAAGCCAAGCTCGCTAAGACGGGTGCTGCCTCTGAAGGTATCGTGATCGCGCTTGTTACGGTCATTGCTGGTATCGCTGCCTGTGTCGTCGCGTGGCGCGCCGGACGATTTGGCAACGACCACATCTGAGTGCTACACTGAGAGCACCTTCCTAACGGGGTAAAGCGCCAGTGCTTTCGAGTGCTGGCGCTTTACCTTATCCACAATGCTAAGTGACACTCGTCACATCAGTTTAGCTTGTACTCCGTACAAAAACGTATTAACATAGACTGCGTAGAAAGGAGGACACATGACAGACCCTAGTAAGGTTGTGGAAACGTGGCTCAAGAAAGTTGGCCGCACTAGCTTTAGTTACTCCGATAGAGTCATTCACCAGCCGGAAAGTGTCAAAAAGTTCAACCCTGTTAAGCTGGACTCAACAGTAGAAAACCTAATCGACAGCATCTACAAGTGGTGCGACGGCGAGATAAAGACAAAGCCGCGATTCAATGATGTCGTCATCTGCCTGAGCCAGTACGTGAGCCGGAACAACAATTACGCGAACAAGCTCGTTCCACACGTGCCAGCCCTTAATGACCTTAACTTCATCTGGGATAAAGAGTCGCGTATTGCTGTGACAAGCGGTGACCCAGTAACATACATGGGCATTAACCGCGAACTCATCAATAAGTGGTATAACACCTATAAAGACCTAGAAACAGACTTCGGACAACTAGCTGACGAAGTTATCTCAGACTGTGTTGTAGCACCAAGCACATTGAAGTTTGCTAAAGCTGCTGCACTCATGGTTGTACTCAACGAAAGGAGAAAGTGATGCGACCACAACGACAGCACCACAACGATGCTGGTTTCGACCTGTCCACGAAGATGCCCGTCCTCATCTACCCAGGTGAGGTTATCTACGTGGCGACAGGCTACTACCCCGATAAGCACGACATTCCTGATGGGTCTGTCGGACTCGTCTTCGCACGCTCGTCACTGAGCAAGAAGGGCCTTCTACTCGCTAACGGTGTCGGTGTCATCGACGCTGGCTACGAGGGTGAAGTTCTCGTTCCACTATGCAACATGAGCAAGGACACCCCTGTCGTGCTGGAAGAGCATGAGCGTATCGCTCAGATTGTTATTGTCAAGCTAGAGGGCACCTCTGCTCTCTACGCACAGCCACCCGTCCATGCCGGTGAGCGTGGTGATGGTGGCTTTGGTTCCACCGGAAAGGCCAACAAATGATTACCGTTTACTCCAAGCCCAACTGCCCACAGTGCACTGCAACGTACCGCAAGCTGAAGGCGCTGGAACTGCCCTTCAATAGCATCGACGTAACTAAAGATGCGGATGCACTGGCATTTATCCGCGCACTGGGCTACCAGCAAGCACCTGTCGTTGTCGTGCGCGAAGGCGCGCAAGTTAAGAAACACTGGTCCGGGTTCCGACCGGACCTACTGAAGAAGTATGAGGTGAAAGAATGAAAATTACTGACCCTGTGAAGCTCGAAGAGGCGCGCGCCCGCATGGCTAAGGCTCGTGCGTCTCGAACTCCTGAGTACCCCCAGGATATTGAAACTCGTGTTGATCTCGTTCGACAGCTCGTGATTAAGCAGTTCAAGGATGCGGGCCTGTCGATCACTAACGACGGTCAACTGCTTGGTGGTCCTTCTGCACAGTATTACCGCACTAAGCTGTTGAATGGGAATCTAACACTCAAGGACATGATCTTGCTGGGTGACTACATGCCTGTTGATTGGACTCTTATCTTCAAGTCGATTCGACAGCCAAAGGACGTTCTGCGTCCTTTGGACGATGAAGCGGCAACTATTAACATGGAGTTCGTGGAGCCTGGCGATAACCCGTTTGCTGACTATTTCGTTGATGTGGATGGTGTGTGATGGAACCTTCGTTGCGTGATTTTGCTGCAAGCCTCACGGACATCCCTAAGTTCGGTTCGACAAAGCTCGTTCGTTTCCTCCGACGTGAAGGTTTCTTGAAGAAGGGGCGCTATATTAGCGAACCGACTGAAAAGGCCAATGGCTTGCTCGATGTGCGCCGTGTTTACACTGATGAGGGTAACTCGTATCGGCAGGTGTTCGTCACTGAAGAGGGTGTCCGAGTGTTCACTGATATGATTAAGGCTGAGTACGAGGACTTCGGTCCTTGGGAGATTAGGAGCAATTATCGTGATTAGTTGGACTGACCTGACTGCTGACTACAACCTGTGGATTGACAACTTCGATGCTGGCCGTGGCGGTAATGCTATCGACCGCATCATCATCCACCACAACGCTGGCAAGGCCATGTCGCACCAAGGTGTGTACGGTGCCTTCAGTGGCAATGGTACGTCTGCGCACTACGATGTTGACATTGACGGCGCTATTGCGCAGTATGTCCACGACTGGGATACTGCGTGGCACTGCCCCGGTGTGAATAAGAAGTCGCTTGGTATCGAGCACGCGAACTCGACGGGCGCTGAGGGTGGCTGGGATGTCGGTGAGACCACCATCGACGCGGGTGCGCACCTGACTGCTGCTCTGTGTCGTGCGTATGGTCTGGGCCGTCCGCAGTGGCGAGTCAATGTGTTCCCCCACTCGGACTTCTACAGCACCATGTGCCCTGCCTCGCTGCGTGACACGTATGCAAACGAGTATATTGAGAAGGCTCAGCAGTATTACGACAACCTTGACGCTGACCTGTCCGCTAAGGAAGGCTGGGTGTCGCAGAATGGTGGTTGGTGGTACCGCACTGAAGACGGTGGCTACGAGACTGGCTGGTTCCCTGTGGGCGATAAGTGGTTCTATGCTAACGAGAAGGGCTGGTTGCAGTTTGGTTGGCAGCACGTTGATGGTCACTGGTATTTCCTGCATGATGTCCATGATGGGCGCTATGGTGAGATGGAGACCGGCTGGGTGAAGGTCGGTGAGCATTGGTTCTTCTTGAACGATAAGGGCCAGATGCAGACCGGCTGGCAGCTCTACAAGGGCAAGTGGTACTTCCTTGAGGAAAACGGTGCTATGCGTACTGGCTGGCTGTCGTACAACGGCAACGACTACTTCCTCACGGAATCGGGCGCTATGGCTGTCGGCCTGTGCCAGACGCGCCTTGATGGTGGTTGCTCGATTTTCGGTGAGGACGGCAAGCTGCTTGTCGGTAAGCTGGTTGTCGAACAGGACGCTGACGGCATCGTGAAGCTGGTAGAATCTAAGTAACTTCGATTTAGGAGGAACTTGGACATGGAGAATAACGTTCTCACTACTGACCGCACCAAGTGGACCGCACTGACACCTGAGCGCCGTAAGGCGATTTATGGTGTTGTTGCGGCCTTGCTGGCTGTCGGTATTGCTTATGGTGTTGTCGCGCCTGAGCAGTCGGCTCAGTGGCTTGATGTGCTGGATAAGGTCTTGGGCTTGCTTGCCCTGGTTCTTGCAGCTGTTCACACGGGTGGTGTTTATACGGCTCCGTCGTATGGCACTCCTGACGCTGAGTGACACAATTACAGAAAACCCCCTTGCTGATGTCAGTGAGGGGGTTTTCGCTATAATGGCCTCATGAAGAAGTTGCTGAGGTCTATGAGCGAGCCGAGGTCGGTGACTGCCATTATGGTGGTTATCTACACGGCTATCGCTATTACGGGTATTGGGTTCTTGACGAGTGCTGCGGAACTTCCTTGGGTTGTTATTCTTGCGGGTGTCCTTATGCTCGTCTCAGGTGTTTTGGGCGCACCTTCAGCGTGGCTTGGTTCTTGGTGGCTAGAAGGCCCAGCGGCCTTGACATCTGTCGTTGGCATCATGCTAATTTCAATCAACGAACTGGTTCTGACCACGGCACATGTGCGTTGGCCACTTCATGTTATTATTTTGTCAGTAATCATCGGACTGTTTTTCTTTGCGCGTGCTCTGCGTGTGTGGCCGTATTCGTATCGCCCCGGAGTTCTGCCGAAGAGCAAGCTGGAAGAGGCTGAAGAACGGTACAATAAGACAAGGGAAGAATACTTGTCAACCGTTAGTGAGTAACAAGGAGTTAGCTTATGAATACGGCATTGGTGGGCTTCATTTGCTCTGCCGTAACCCTTGTTATCAAGGCTATTATTGATTTGTGCATTGAGCGTTACAAGAAGGCTCAAGAGATTCAAGAAGCTCGCGATGATCTTGAAGCTGATTTGCGTACGCAAGCGTTCCTGTGGAAGGAACACGCCTACGCGGTGCGTGTTGCAGCTTTGCAGGCCGGTGTGAAGGTGGAAGAGCTGCCTTCTGTTCCGAAGGAGGATTAAATGCTGTTTGCCTGGTTCTTGGTTGGCCTCGCTGCTGGCCTGGTTGTCGGTGTTGCGGGTACTTACATGTACTTGGATAAGAAGTTTCAGAAGTCAGTGGAAGAGGTGCTAAATGAGTTCTCAGAACGACTCGCGCAGTTTGCTGACGAGTGATGACCCGGAGCTGCGGGGCAAGCGCGACATGGCTTTGTCGCTGCTGAAGCGTGGCACGGAGCGTAACAAGATCATCTCTGCGACGGGCTTCACATCTGAAGAGCTATTCGTTATCGAGCAGTCCTATTACGACAGCCGACAGGAATTGTCGCCTCGCAATATGCGCATTAAGCAGCTTGACCGTCTTGATGCGCTTGTTGACATGGCCTACAGCCAGATCGAGATGTTCGGCCTTGCTGACGAGAAGGGTAACTGGGGCCAGAATCTTCAGGCTGTTCTCGCTGTTCTTCGTGAAATCTCCGAGGTTGCGAACTTGAAGCGCCAGACGGTGACTCATGAGATTCGCGTGATCGAAGAGAAGCAAGTGAACATCATGATGTCGTTCACTAATCAAGTGCTCGAAGAGTACACGGCTCTCATGTACCCGCACCTGTCGGCTAAGGCGAAGAAGGCTTTGGAGACGAACAAGGCTGACTGGTTCTCTCAGGCTGTGAATAAGCCTGCCGCGCTGCTTGAAGCTACTGTCGAGATGGAGGGTGACTGATGCTGCCTTTTGGGGCTGTCGCTAAGCGGTTCTCTGATGCTCAGCGTCTTGAAGTGTGGCGCAACAACCCCGCTAAGTGGGCAGAGGACCACGGTCTGTTCATGTGGTCTAAGCAGCGTGAAGTTTCACAGTCTGTAGTCGATCATCAGAAAACCCTTGTGGTTACGGGCAATGGTGTGGGAAAGTCGCGTTTGTCAGCTACCCTTGTTAACTGGTGGGTAGACACTCATCCTGTCGATGACACGACAGTAGTCACGACGGCGACGAACTGGAAACAGGTCCGCAACGTCCTGTGGAAAGAAATACCCCGTGTCAAGGCCGATGCTGGCATCGGTGGCAAGGTTAACGCCGACGCAACGTGGAAGATGGGAGATCGACAAGACCCTATCGCCTTTGGTATGAAGCCTGACGATAAGGACGAGTCGGGTTTCCAGGGTGTCCACGACCAGTACGTCCTAGTGATTATGGATGAGGCTGGTGGTATCTCCAAGGAAATCTTCACCGCTGCGGACGCAATCACGACCAATAAGTACGCTCGCATCTTGGCTATCGCTAACCCTAACGACCCGTCCTGTTACATGGCCGAGGTGTTCAAGAGGGAAATGCGCCTGAAGCCTGAAGAGCGCTCCTGGAACATCATCCAGTTTGGCGCATACGACACACCTAATTTCACGGGTGAGGTTGTACCTGTCGAGGTTGCGACTCGTCTTGTGCAGGTTGACTGGGTTGAGGCGCGTAAGAAGGAATGGGGCGAGGATGACCCTCGTTTCGTGGCGCGTGTCCTCGGTGAGTTTCCCGACGTGTCGGATGATGGTCTGTTCAACATGGGTCGCGTCATGCAGTCTATGGAGGCTTACGACACTTCGGAGCCGGACGAGGGTATGCCGATTATTCTCGGGGTTGACGTTGCCCGTTATGGTTCCGACAGCTCGGTAATTGTGTCGAACCAGGGTGGCTATATCAAGATTCATGGGCGCTACCAGGGCTTGAATGGCCCTGAGCTTGCTCGTAAGGTTGGTGAGCTGGCAGTCGAACTCGGGGCTGTCGAGATTCGTATTGACGCGATTGGTGTCGGCGCATCTGTTCTCGATAGTATCTACAATTTCGTGCCTGCTGACATTTCTGTTATTGGTATTCATGGTAACGCAAAGTCCGGGGATAGCACGAAATGGTACAACTATCGAGCTGCTATGTACGATCAGTTCGCTAAGGCTGTCGCTGATGGTCGTGTCTTCCTGCCTGATGACGATGAACTACATAACGAGATCGCTTCAATCAAGTATGAGTACAGGGGTAGTGCCATGCTTATTGAATCGAAGGAAAACATGCGTAAGCGCGGCATTAAGTCGCCTGACGTTCTCGATGCTGTCATTTATGCGTATCAGAACATTGGTGCGATTATGGCCGGTGATTCAGAAGGTCAGTATTATTCGCCGGATGATCTGCTCGAAGAAGATGACCTCTTGGACTTCATGTTCGAGGAAGAGTTGTCTGTATTTCTAGCATGATAGGATAATTTACATGAAGTATGAGCAGACATTTCAAGAAGCGCTGGGTGCGTTTTCTGATTCCCTAGCGCGTCTCAAGCGTGAAGATGTGGGCTGGTTGCCTTTGTCTGCTGTCGAAGGCCCTGATTCTCTGATTACTCTTGATGTGATTAGGGACCATTCGGCCCGTGCGCGTCGTTTGGCTACTCTTAACCCTATTGTGAAGCGTGGCCTGGTTGTGCGTAACGCTTACATGTGGGGCGACCCGGTTGTCTACAAGGGTTCTACTGGTCCTTCTCGTAAGGTGATCGAAGAGAACACGAAGGCTTGTTTCAGTGTGCAGGCGCGTGTCCGTGATGAGCAGTCGTTCAACACTGATGGTTGTGTCATCTACTTGATCGACAAGGCAACGAAGACTGTTACACCTGTTCCGCTCATGCGGCTTGCAGGTGTGGCGACTGATGACGCGACAGGTGATGTCGTTGCTGTGCTCATTAACCCTGTCGTGAGCGGTGAGCCTCAGTGGTACATGCTGTGGGACCGAGTGGGCGTGAAGATCACCAAGTCTAACTACAAGGTGAACAAGCGTTTGACGGCTGTGTACGCGACCGTGAATCGCCTTGCTGCTGAACAGTACGGCAAGCCTGATCTCATGAGTGCTATGTCGTATGCACAGAAGTACAAGGAGCATCTTGAGGTCGCGCATCTCATGGAGAAGTCTCTCGCTAAGCTGGCCTTTAAGGCGACGAGTGTTAACTCTAAGCAGCAACAGGCTGTCCAGCAGCGTATGGCTGGTCCGGGTGTCGGTGCCACGGCGAACATCGGAGCTGGGCAGGACATTCAGGCGATTAACAAGGCCGGTGCGGGTATTGACTTCTCGGCTGGCACGCCTCTTGCGGCTATGGTGTCGGCTGCTCTCGACATCCCCTTGTCGGTGCTGCTGACTGATGGTTCTGCGGGTGGACGACAGGGCGCTGAGACTGCGCTGGAAGACCCGACGTTTAAGGCGTTGGAGTTGCGTCGTCAACTGCATATCGACATGTTGAATGAGATTGCTCTGGCTCTCGGCATTAAGGTGTCGATTGAGTACGGTTCGATCAACAATGACCAGACCCATCGACGTATTCAGTCTTTGACGCTTGCGTATCAGAATGGTGCTTTGCATCAGATTGAGATGCGTTCGGGTGTGTTGCAGCTCTTGAAGATTGCTGGTTCTTTGCCGTTGGAAGATTTGCCTGAGCTGCCTTCCGAGGAAGAGGACGAGGGCGAAGAAGACTCAACAAAGAGTGATGACGAGACTGAAGACGGACGTGCGACAGGTGTCGGACCAATGTCTGATGGAACTAATGACAATCGAGATAGGGGGACCGATGCATAAGTTGCACGAGTCTACGGCTGCAGCTGGTACTGAGTCTCTTGGTGAGGGTAAGTACCGCATTAGGATTATTGTGCCCGGCCAGGGTTCGAGTGGTATTTATACTGCTGAGAACTTGGCTGAGTCTGCGCCTTTGTTTAAGGCTGGCACGGAAATGTTTATCGACCACCCAACCGAGACTGAGGAATGGGAGCGCCCGGAGCGTTCTATTCGTGACTATGCTGGCGTGTTTTTGGAAGACGCGACGGTTGGTGAGGATGGGGCACTCTACACTGTGTGTAAGGTGTTTTCTGGGGTGAATGATCTAATCAAGGATAAGTGGGAGCATATTGGTGTTTCCATTAATGCCTGGTGCAACGAGCCGATTGCGGAAACAGGTGTTGTTCCTGTTTTTGCTGGCGTTAGGTCGGTTGACTTTGTTACCGCGCCTGGTGCGGGTGGTGGCATTGTTGATCTGCTAGAATCAAATAGGAACAACAATTCTATTAAGGAGGGAACTGTGGACGAAAAGCTGCTTGAGTCCAAGTTCGATGAGCTGAAGGGTGAGATCGCTTCTCTTGTTGAAGCTATCGGCTCTAAGCTAGAGTCTGCTGTGGCCGCGATTCAGGAGGCCAAGGTGGAGGAACCTGCTGAGAAGGTCGAAGAGGCATCTGTCGATGTTGATTCTGCCATTGAGGCTGGTAAGAAGATTGCTGAGTCTGGTTTGCCGGAGGCGGCTGTCGCGCGTGTTCGTGAGGCTGTGAAGAAGGGCGCTGATGTCGATTCTGCGCTTGAGGCCGAGCGCGCGTATCTCAAGGAGGCTGTCGCTGCGACGGCGACTCCTGTTGTCGAGAAGGCTTCTGAGACTTCTCTGAAGGAGTCCTACTCTAAGATTGGTTGGAAGTGATCATGGCAGGTATCAAGAAGTTCCCTCTGACGGGTAACAAGGATAACCAGATTTTCGAGTACAGCGACACTCTGTCGCTCGAGATTGACAACGATCAGAAGCATCTGAAGGCTGGTGACGCTGTTGTCGTCAACAAGGAGGCTGGTATTGCTGGCATCTTGATGTCCGATGTCGCACCCGCTCAGGAGAAGACGGATTACGCGACTGCTGCCGAGGCTCTTACCAAGCCTACTTATGGCCTGAATCGCGGTAAGCACGCCTCGGTTCGAGTCAAGGGTGGTGTGTTCGCTCTCAAGGTTGACGGTACTGCTCCGTCGCCGTTCAAGCCTGGCACGCTTGTTTACCTGAAGGCTGCGACTGCCGGTGCCAAGCCTACTGTCACCTTCACCAAGGCTGGCGCTGATGTCGTGCTCGGCTGGGCGAAGGATATTTACGCTACCGCCGCTAAGGACACCGTTTACCAGGTTGTTCTCGACACTCGTCCACTGGCCTGAAAGGTTTAACTAATGTTGATCAATGAAAAGGACCAGCTTGAGTTCAACAAGCTGCTCGAAGGTGCCTTCAAGGGCGACAAGATCGCTCAGGCGCGTCTGAAGGAGGCTGTCACCACCGATAGCCTCGCGCCGACCATGTTCGTTAACGCTGCTAACGTGCAGTTCGTTAACGCTTACAACGAGTACGACTCGATTTGGCCGAAGATTGCTGAGAAGGTTCTTCTCAACGACTTCCGTCCTGCCGCGTACCTGTCGCTGAACTCGGACATTGCGTCGATGCCTATCGACAACGGCGGCTTCTCGCCCATCCAGGACACGCTGCCCGCGATTCCTGAGCTGACCCCCTACCCGACTCTCACGTACACCGGCAACGGTCGTTTCGTTGAGGTCGGTAAGCATGGTGCGCGCCTTCAGTTCTCGTTCGAGGCTATCGTGAACGACGACTGGAACACCATCGAGAAGTTGCCGACTGACGCGGGCCGTCTCGCTGCGCGTACTGAGGACTTGCTGGTTCTCATGACCTTGTTCGACCCCCGCAACAAGGGCATTAACATCCCTCTGGATCGTCAGCTTGACCTGACGAAGGTTCCTGCCGAGTTCAAGGGTGAGGCTGTCGCTGGTCCTAACGGCAAGGATAACCGTATTTCCTACGGTGCTATCACTGCTGCCCGTTGGCAGGCGCTTAACACCAAGTCTGAGTCCGGTCGCACTGTCACCGTTCCGGGTGGTTTCGCTCTGGTTTGCTCGCCTGCTCAGGCTCAGCTGGCCCGTGAGATTCTTGCTATTCGTGAGATTCGCACGACCAACGGCAAGACGACCACGATCAGCACCAACACGCTGACCGACATCGAGGTTGTGGAAAGCGACCTTATTGGCACCATTGTTGGTGACGATGCTTGGGCGCTTGTCCCCAAGGGCGGTAAGGCCGGGGACAAGACCACGATTGCCAAGACCTCCATGCGTGGCCGTGAGACTCCGGAGCTTCGCGCTCACAACGCGACTGGTACGATGCTCGGCGGCGGTGCTGTCGATTACCGTGAAGGTAGCTTTGACAATGACGACGTGGAGATTCGCGTTCGTCAGATCGCTGGTGCTGGCCTGCTGAACCTTGATGGTGTCGTGCTCTCTGCCGGTGGTCAAAACGATCACCTCTGATCAGTTAGCTGATTAAGTAAGACCCCTGTGGCCTTTTGGTCACGGGGGTCTTGCTATACTGGTTTCATGAGTGATATTGATTTTTCTTCGCCTGTGGGGCAGGTGCGTGTTCTTATTCCTGATTTGCGTAAGTTGGAGGACTTGCGTGATTTGAGGAATGAGCCGCGTTATCTTTTCGCGGATGAAGAGATCGAGGCTTTGCTCGCTGTTAATGGTGGCAACGTGAAGTTGGCTGCTGCTGATGCGTGTGACGCTATTGGCATGGATAAGGCTTTGCAGCTGCTTGTCTTGAAGACGGACGACAAGCAGACGGACGGCGCTAAGCTGCTGGCTGCGATTGTCGGTCGTGCTCGTCAGTTGCGTGCTCAGGCGAAGGAAGATGAAGTAAACAACCTTTGCTTTGATGTTGTCCAGCCAACGTTTGAGCCAGTGGATTGGGCGGTGAACTTCTAATGGGCTTGTCGATTGACCCGAACATTCACCCTTTGTTCATGTATGCCTCGTATTATCCACTTCAATTGTTGGCTAATACGAAGGTGAGCATTTTCAAGGAGCCGAATACGGTGGTGTATGACTGGTCTGATGAGGCTGGTTTGTCGCTTGAGTACAACAATCCTGTGTGGAAGGGTTGGGCGAACATTACGCCTAACGTTGACTGGCGTGCCCGTAATCGTGAGTGGGCTGGCACAGTCACAGGTGTTCATGCGTATCGTGTGCAGCTTTTGCATATCGACAAGAACGAGGTTTTTTCACCTGATTTGTGGGGCAACCCGGATGCGCGCGTGTCGTTCGCTGAGGGTATGCGAGTCCAGGTAGAGGAAATGCCGACCGACCAGCGTGTTGCTGGGTTGAAGCTGGTTGTGCGTAACGCTCAGGTTGATACGCTGAACTGGCAGGTGACGCTTTTGTGCGACGTGGCAACGGGGGAAACTGCTAATGGCTAGAACGAAAAAGACTGTCCGGTATGATGGTCGTGTTGCTGGCATTAAGGTAACTGTCGATACCGACAGGTATGGTGTCGCTGCTAAGGCGAAGAAGAAGATTATTGATGCTGCTTGGAAGAAGGTTGACGCTGCGGCTAAGGCGGCTGCTGTCGCTTCTACTGAGTATGGGCGCGCTTTGATTGCGACAGACCCGCGCCGTGTCGATACTGGCTATATGCGTGATGCTTTCCGTGTTGATGCGTCTAAGGGCGGTAAGGTTGTCGAGATCGGTTGGCATCGTTGGGACCGTGCTAAGCCGTATTATGCGTGGCAGGAGAACGGCACGTACAGTCAGCGCACTTCTGGCTATTTACGTTCTGGTTTGCGTGGCAAGCCTACAGGCGGCGACAAGGGGAAGGGCATTACCCCGGCTAAGTATTTGCCCCGTGTGACAGCTGTGTTCCGTGAAGAGTTCTATGGGAGGCTGAAGTGACGGATAGGACCTTGGAGTTTGACGAGGCTTGTTTGGCTCTTTTGCGCATGATTAAGGATGTCGAGGTTTTCGACTCTTTTTCGCGTGATACGAAGGTGCCTCTCTATATTGTGTATCACGGCGGCGCTGAGATCAATCGTCAGTTGGACGAGTACGTGTCGCTTGGTGGTCACACTATGGATGTGTACGAGCATCCTTTCACGGTGGATGTGTACGCTGTGAATAAGAAACTTCTCAATCGGCTTGTGTCGGTTGTGAAAGAGAAGCTCATTGGTGCTGTGTTGGTTGAAGGGTCTAATGGGGTGAATATCGCTGCGTCGGTTGGTACTGATAGTGATTTTGATTCTACCCTGCGGCCTACGGTTTATCAGCACAGTATGAGTTTTTATGTCAACCTGGATAGGGGTGAGTGAATTGCGCGTGCGCAATGTTTTTACCAATATTGTCTGCGACAAGACCGAGGATGAGCTGGCTGTTCTGCCGGACATGTATGAGGTTGTCGATGACAATACGCCGCTTACGCAAGCTAAGTGTTGCGGCGAGGATGATACCATTGAAGATGACGATATCGTTTCCCACAAGGAGGAAGACTGATGCCCAAGATGTTGTCGCCGAACACTACTATTTGGTGGGTTCCGGCTGATGCCATTACTTCGACTGCCGACCTGTTTAAGGCGACGACCTACACGGGTGGTACGCCGAAGGCTGTCGATATTTCGTGTGCTATCGCGGCGGGTATGACGCTCGGCGCTACGGATAGCGACACGGACGATTCGCGTACCATTTGCGATGCTGGCAACGCGAAGACCCCCACCATCAGCAATTACGAAGCCAGTCTGACGTTCTTCCGCGAGGCTATCGCGGCTGGACAGAAGGCTGCTGGCAATACGTCTGTCTATGATAAGGCGTATCAGTTGTTCAAGCGTGGCACGCTTGATGGTATCAAGGAAGGATACCTTGTCCAACGTATTGGTTTCCGACAGGGCACCCCTGTCGAGGCCGGTCAAGAACTCTCGGCCTTTAAGGTCGTGCCGGATAATCCGAAGGACATCCTCGGTGATGGGGACAAGCCCATCCAGTTTGAGGTGCCTTTCTTGCCCCAGGGCTTTATGGAGCTGAACAAGGCTGTCGCTGCCTGATCAGTTCTGCTAGAATACCCCTGTGCCTCCGAGGTGCGGGGGTATTCTCATATCTGATTGGAGTAGACATCATGGCTTTCGAGTTGTCTAAGATCATTTCTAGTATCAAGCCTACGGTCAAGGCTATCGACGTGCCGCTGAACACTGAGAACGCGGAGCGTTTCGCTCAACTTGTCGAGGTCGCTAAGACCGCGCAGTTGGTCGAGGCACCGCTGTCTCGTTCTATTACCGACACTTCCCCGGGTGTCGAGCTGCAAGAAGAGCTTGAGGCGCTTCGTAAGGAGACGATCACCCTGCGTCTGCGTGCGCTCTCTAACAAAGAACTTTACATTCTGAAGAAGAAGGTCTGGGAAGACCCGTTCTTCTCCACGAAGAATAAGAACGAGGATGAAAAGGCAATCATCAGCATCGAGCGCGAAGATCGCCTAATGGAGTACATCATTGCCCGTTCTTGTGTCGAAGTTATCGACAACGCCACGGGTGAGTCGAAGAACGGTCTGTCGGATGACGAGGCTGCGGAGCTGCGTGGTCATCTGCCTGAGTTCTTGTGGCAGCAGATTTGTGCTACGTGGAATGACGCGCAGGAGCTTGGTGTCGTCGTGTCTGAGGCGATTTCTGATCCTACGTTTCGTGGGGACGGAGCTGAGCAAGCCGGAGAACCAGTGGATGATTCTTCTGCTGAAGACGGCGAGAGCGGAGAGTAAGCCGCCGACACTGTTCACGGGCGCTCATGGCATGTTTGCTCGCATGGTGCCTGTGTTTATTGGTGATGAGCTTGACTCGGAGCCGATTGATCAAACTGAATACACTAACTTGGATATTGCTTTGGCTGCTGGTTATCAATACTATCTTGATAGTTTGTGTAACAAGTGTGGTACGCCGCTCTGGTATGGTCGTAGTGAGCATAGTGCGATTGAGTTCCATGTGGAGACTTCTACGTGTTATTCGTGTGCTGAGCTTGATCGTCATCGTGAGCACGCGAAGGAAACCAAGCCGGGTGAAAGCACGTACACGGTGATGGGTACTGTCGAGTATTCGGATGGTACGAAAGAGCCGCTGCCGTCGCCTCTTGAAGCGCTTGAGCAAGTTAGGTAGGAAAAGTCCCTGGTATCATTGAAGTGGTATCAGGGACTTTTCTTTTTAGGAGTTAAGGTGGCAGACGAGTCAATCAAGATCGACATTGACGTTAACGCTGCTGGGGCGGACAAGGCGGCACAGAGCATTGGTGCTCTAGAAAAGCAGATTGGTTCGCTTCAGAGTGCTGTCGCTACGCTGAAGTCCCCGTCTGGTCGTGGTGGTACGATTCTTGATTCTTTGCAGCTTGACAGCTCGAAGGTTAAGAACCTGAAGGACTCTGCGACAGCACTGAAGTCTGTGGCCGATGCGCTTGGCTCGTTGAATAAGGCTGCTGGGGACGCGAGTAAGGCTGATCTTTCGGCGGGTGTCGATAAGGCTGTTTCGGCGTATCGACAGTTCATCCGTGAGACGCGCACGATGAATAACCTGAGTAAGGACCATATCGCTAAGCTGAGGGATACTGCCTCGGCTATGCGTGAGGTGGCTTCTGCGTCTAATGCTATGGCTGAGGCTGAGAATAAGGCGAAGAAGGCCCAGGCTCAGTTGAATCAGTCGCAGGCGCGTAAGACTGAGGCTCAGGCTGAAAAGCTGCGTGCGCAGGCTTCGGTGAAGCGTGAGGATAATGCTCTTCCGTTGCAGAAGCAGAAGGGGAAGGATGAGCGTAGCCTTGTGCGTGTAAAGGGCGCTGAGGCTACTCGTCTTGCTGAGATTCAAGCGCTCACCGCTTTGGAGCAGGCAGAGATCAGGGCTGCTGCAACGACGGCTTCTGCTGAGGCTAAGCGTGAAGCTGCTGTCGCTAGTGCGTCGGCGCGTATTGGTGCTGCTCGTGAGGCTGAAGCTGCTCGTACTGAGCGTGCTCGTATTCGTGAGGAAGAGCTGACTAAGCGTCAGGCTATTCGTTCTGATGCTAGTACCGCGCGCAATAACGCTCGCGTGAGTGAGAAGGCGATTGAGAACGTCCGTTATGCTGCACGTGACATGGCCGTGTACTACGGTGCTATCACGGCTGGTATCGGTCGTGTGGTGTCGTCCGCTGCTCCGGCCGGTATTGCGCGGGAGCGGGCATTTGCTGACGTTGAGCGTACTGCGCAAGGTACGACACAGAGCTTGAATGAGCTGAAGAAGTCTTACACTGATCTGTCTACGACAACTACTACGTCGTTTGCTGATCTGTCGAAGATTGGTACGCTCGGCGCGCAGATGAACATCCCGACGAATAAATTGAATGACTTTACGAAGGCTGTCGCTGAGTTCTCTACTGTGACGGGTATGGAAGTCGAGTCGGCTTCTACTGCGTTTGGTCGTTTCGGTGAGATGATGGGCAATCTGCAAGAGTCAGCACCCGGTAAGGGTGACGGCTATGCGGTCTTGGCTAACCAGATTGCTGATCTTGGTGCGAAGTCGGTTGCGACTGAGCCTGAGATTGCGAACATGGCTGTGTCGATTGCTGCTCAGGGTAAGTCGGCTGGCTTCACCCAGAATGAGATTCTTGCCTTGTCGTCTACGTTGTCGTCGCTCGCTATCCCGAAGGAATGGGCGCGCGGCTCGCTTCAGCGTATCTTCAACTCGATCAACTCTGCTGCTGCTGATGGTGGCGAGAAGATGCACACGTACGCTCAGGCTGTCGGTGTGACTGATGCTGAGTTCCAGAAGTTGTGGCGTGATGACCCGAACAAGGTGTTCCAAGGCATTTTGCAACACCTTGCTGGTATTAGCGACAAGGTTGAGAAGGCCCAGGCGATTAAGGACTTGGGCTTCAAGAACGTGCGTGACGTTGAATTGCTGTCTCGTATGTCGAACAGTGTCGGCTTGTATGTCGAACAGCTGAAGGAGGCCGAGGCGGCTTCTAAGGGTACGACGTTCATTGATGAGTCGATGGGCATCATCATGGACACCTTGGCGGCTAAGGTTGAGGCTTTCCAGCACGCTTTGCAGAACGCGGGCGCGGCTATGAACTCTAGCTTCATGGTGCCGTTCAAGCTGCTGATTTCTGCTGCGACGGGCATCGTTAACGCTTTCGCTAAGCTCCCTGCCCCTATTCAGGCGTTTGTTGGCGCGCTCGCGGCTGTGGCGACAGTGCGTGTGGGTCTTATGGCTGCGAAGGCTGCGGCTGTGTCGATGTCGGCTACGTATTTGCAGATGCAGAATCGCATGTTGCAGGCGACGGGCGCACAGAAAGCCTCGTGGAGTGTCGTGTGGCAGGCTATTCGTCAGGCTCAGACGGCTACTGTCGCTTACGACAGTACGCTTGCGGCTAACGTGGGCACGGCTAATGCCGCTGCTGCGGCTAATCAGCGTCTTGCTGCTGCGGATAACATGGTGGCTGCTGCGGCTGGTAAGGCTGCGGCTGCGAAGGGTGCTCAGAACGCTGCTCAAATGGCTTCTGCGGGCGCGTCTGCGGCTGCTGCCGGGGCGCAGGTTGCGGCTGGCGCTGGTCAGGCTGTAGGTGCGTTGTCTAAGCTGTCCTCGGTTGGCTCCGGCTTGCTGTCGATGTTCGGCGGGCCTTGGGGAATTGGTATTTCGCTTGCTTTGTCGGCTGTGTCGGTCGGTGCCACCTACTTGGCTGATTCGTTCCAAAATGCCTCTGGTAAGGCTGATGAGTTTAAGAACGCTGTTGGCGGTTCTTCTGCGATTCTGAACGCTTTGGCTCAGGATACGAAGGAAGTCGGTAACGGTACTCAGTCTGGCTTTGTTGAGCTGAACGCTACGATTGAGCAGAATGGTGAAGTTCTGACTGCTAACGGTCAGGCGCTTGGCTACTACGTTGATAAGTCTGGTCAGGTTGTTCAGGCTACGCACGAGCAGGCCGAGGCTATGGGTTATTCTACCTTGAAGATTGGTGAGCACACCCAGGCATTGATTATGGACGCTGTTCAGGGTTCTGATGCGTTTAAGGGCATGTCGAAGGAAACCAAGCAGGCTTTGGTTGACATGGGCTTCTCGTATCAGAAGTACATTAAGCTCGCAACTACTTCCGAGTCTCAGGGCGGCGGCAAGGCTGCGGCTGATGCGTATGTCGATAGCTATATCCAGCAGATTGAGGCCCGAAAGACCGAGGTTACAGGCATTAACTTCCGACCGACGATGGGTACGCCTTATCTTGAGACGAAACCATATTACGATCAGATTGATGCGCTAGAAGGCTTGAAGTCAAAGACAGAGGGTGTCGGCGGCGCAATGCAAGACGCTCTGAACGACGCTATCCTTTTCGGCCAGGGTGTCGAAGAGGCCGGTGAACAGACGGAAGAAGCCGGTCTGAAGGTTGGTGACGCTAAGGGCGAGTTCCATAGCATGGCAGAGGCTATTCGCTCTGTCCTTGACGAGATGTTCTCTTCGACAGACGCGGCTGCTGCGCTCGATTCGTCGTTGCAACAGGTGTACGAGTCCATGCAGGAGCACGGCACGTCGATGGACCCGAACAGCCCAGACGGCCAGGCGAACATTGCTGCTATCTCGGATTACTTCGAGAAGATGGGTAATGCTGCTGCGGCTGGTATTGAGGAAATGGGTCTGACGGGCGAAGAGGCGTACCAGTACGCTCAGCAGTCGATTCAAGACACTATTGACTTCCTTGCTGCCCAAGGGTTCGACATGAGCCAGTTCCAACAGCAGCGCGACACTATGGCCGCGATTATCGCTCAGCCGTACCAGTCTGGCGAGGTTGACCATAGCGCCACGGATGCGTCACTGGGGCAGATGGTTGATAACGCGGCTCAAGCTGTGTCGCAGGCCCAGGGTTTCCTTGGCAAGGTGCAGGCTATCTGGCAGTCTATCCAGGGCTACATGGGCGCTATCGGCGGCTCGAAGTCGAAGACTGGCAAGGGTTCGTACACTACGGGTCAGAAGTCCAAGATTCGTATGCCAACGTTTGCTAACCGTAACAATGGTACGTCGGCGTTTAGTGGTAACAACTTCAAGGCTAAGCCGTCTCGTTCCGGTGGTGGAGGCGGTGGTGGCCGTTCACCTCGTTCCGGTGGAGGTGGTGGCGCGTCTCGTGCTCGTAAGGAAACGAAGACCGCAGCCGAGATTTTCGAGGACTTCCTTAGCCGTCTGAAGTCCGCGCTCGACAAGGCGCTCACTACTTGGTGGCGCTCGACGACTGCTCAGGACAATTACCGTAAGGGTCTTAACAGCCTGAAGAAGGATGTTGAAGGCACGACGAAGAAGGTTTCTGATCTTCGTAAGGAGAATGAGAAACTTGCGTCGGATATGCGTAAGAACCAGCAGGAGTTGCACGATGCCGAGTTCTTCCATGCTGTCGCTGTGAAGTACGGTGATACTGAGCGCGCGCAGTCTACCCAGGTTGATATTGACGAGGCTAAGCAGAAGATCAATGAGGGTCAGACGAAGATTGCCGATAACGACAAGGAGATTGCAACTCTCCAAGCTGGACAGTTTGCACTGAAGGGCTACACTGAGGCTGCTATTGCTAACCGTGAGGCTTTGCGGTCGTTGCAGTCTCAGATGATTGGTCTGATTGAGGCGTATGCTGCTGCTGGTCATTCGACCCAGGAGATTGAGGCATACACGCAATCTCTGAAGCGTCAGTTTATTGAGCAGGTGACCCAGCTTGGTTTTAACCAGGGTGAAGTTACTGAGTTGGCTGGGGCTTTCGACAGCCTAACTTCGACTATCGGTCAGGTTCCTCGTGAGGTGAAGGAGCATGTGACTGATAACGGCACTGTCGGTTCGACACAGAGCGCCATTGATGGTCTTCATGCTAACCCTGTTACGGTTCCTGTCCAGCCTAGTCAGAGCGTAATCCCTGTGACTATTAAGGCAACTTGGTGGAATGACCCTCGTAGGCTGATGCCCCATAACGGCCAGCCTGGACCTTGGAGGGACGGGTACAACTTCCCCAAGAGAAATCAGGGTGGACCTTTTGGTCGGTTCTATAAGGGCGGTCTGCTGTCGAGTGCTAACTCTCTGCCTGGTTTTGCGGGTGGCGGCTTGCTGCCTGGCCGTCCCCCGGCTAACCCGAAGGCCGACAACCTTATGGCTACGGACGGCAAGGGCATGTTCCGTGTTCGTAGCGGCGAGTACGTGATTAGCCAGCCAGCTGTCGATTTCTATGGCAAGGGCTTCATGAACGCACTGAACACGATGCAGGTTCCCGTATCGGCTGGTGGTGTTTACGCTATGGGTGGTGGTGATGGTCTTGTTACAATTAACCCGGCACAGTTTAATGAGCTTGTGAAGGCTGTTAGCACTTCTGTCCTTTTGGATGGTCAGGCTATCGGTCGTAATATCGACAATCGTAATGAAGGAGCTGGTAGCCGTGGCGTCTACTAGAGGTTGTGCAACCCGTGAAGTCTTTTTCTCTGTTGGTGGGACATTTATGTCCTGGTTCCCAGCGCCGGATGAGTCGCCTGTTTCTGACAGCGTTCATTCCGGTGAGGGTGTGACGACACTCTTGAATGGTTTTGCTGACATCAATGGTTCTGTGTACGGACATAAGCATTACGAGCTTACTTGGTCGTACTTGAATCGTGAACAGGCCGATTTGTTCAGACGGTTGTTCATGAATCGTTCCGGTGAGTGGGTGACATACTTGGACCCATTCACGATGAATAATGCTTTGTCGCCTCTGATGGGTTTGCCTTACTTGCATTACCATGTCGGTTCCCCGTTTGCTTTTAACGATTGGGGTAAGCAGGCGTTGTTCCCGACGAAGAATCTTAATGAGCAGTCTGGTCATCCAGGGGTTATTCTGAAGCCGAATATTCTGAATATGGAGAACAAGCTCGCCAATAAGTACAACTACCTCAATAGCCATGAAATGACTTTGTCGTTGAGTAAACCTGGTAATTACATTGAGCGTGTCGCTATCCCAGAAGGGTATTATGGTACGTTCTTTGCGTATGGTGAGGCTGATGGTAAGAGGCCCTTTGAGTGGAGTTTTAATCGTATTGGTGGGGACGGCTTGCCTACACATGTTGAATCCAGAGAAAAGAATAGAGTCTTCGGGTTTGGTGATGGTGTGTGGGAAATCGAGATGAAGCCGCTGCAAGAGGGTCATATGGCTTGGTGTGCTCTCCGTATTCGTCCTCAGCCTACACAGGAAGCGCCCGACCAAACCACGTTTGCCTATAATTATTCATATCCATCAGGCGGGGGTAATCTTCAGGTTGTCCCTGGGACTGCTAAGGTTGTGACTGTCAACAACTATCGCGGTCATTTCACTGCGTCTGTTACTTTGGAAGAGGTCTGGTCTTGGTAAATGTTATCGGGTTTCCGACTAATAAGCTGACTTCCTGGTCTGTCGTTGAGGATGCCGTGTCGCTTGATCGCAACAGTTCGACAGGCGGTTTTTCCGAGTACAGTTTGGCTGGTACTGGGTTTGTTGAAGCAGCTGATGTTCTTGATCGTGAGATCATGCTTGATGACCATAGGCTTGGCCGTACTCATGCTTTCGTGCGCTCTATTACGAATACACCTTGGGCTTGGTCTGCGACTCTCAATGACCCTTTTTACCGCCTGAACATCGAGACGCGTATTCCTAGCCTGTATCAGGCTACAGTTAAGGATATCATTAAGCACTTTTTTAAGGTTGTCGGTATTTCCGACCCTAAAATCTTTGCTAGTGAGAACCGCAACTCATCTATGAGCTTTTTTAAGTTTGGTGTCGAGGGTGTTGTTGCCGGTACTGACCTAGATCAATACAACTTTCCTGGCGCTAAAGGTAATTTGTGGTCTATATTGAAGTCTTTTCTGTCTGCAAAGGATTGGCAGATTACTTGGGTTTATGATACTATTGTTCTGTACCGTAACCATAGTATTTTGACTCGGTTTCAGGGCTTTACAAAGGACTATAGTATCGACTTTTCTGTTGACGAGCCTTTTTCTGATATTGAGTGTACTTACTACGAGGATATGATGCATTGGCGGTATGAACGCTATATGGCAGAATATCCATCTGGCAGCGTTGACTACCGGACTCCGAAGGTTCCTGGTGAACGACTTATCTCTCTAGCCTATCCTGTGACGACTGTTAACGGGGATCAACCGAAAGAACTCTCCGGTGCCGAAGTTCTTTCTGTCGAATCTGGTGAGACTAAAGAGTTTGTGCTTGAAACATCAGGTGTCGTCAATGCCTTGTACGATCAGCCTGTTTGTGTTATGCCTAACGAGATTTACCCTTCTGACACGGGTATTGCTACAACTGCTGTAGATAATAGGTCTAGGTATATTATCAACAAGTCGAAGTATTGTGTCGTTGGTAAGGATAACAAGCCGATTACACCCGCGCAGTGGTACGCAGAGGGGGGTTCTGTTTATGTCGAACTCGGTGATGAAGCGAATCAGTTGAAGGTTCGCGTTACTGGGATGGATAATAAGCGTCTTGCCCCATTTAGACTAGCAGAGTCAGATGGGCAGAATGATTATTCGTCTCTGCGCATTTTTGCCGATGTTTGTTTGTATGAAGAACGGACGTTGCACTTTCAGACTGGTTACACACCGAAGACTGAGCCTGTGAAGATTGACTCCAAGTTCATCACGAATATTAACGAGGCTTACGAGGCATGTGTATACACTGCCCAAGGCGCTTTCGGATACAGCTGTGGTCTCGATTGGACGGGCACTATTCCATTGAACGAGGCGTACACCGAGGTTGTGTATGATTTTACGCGGCCAGCTGTTCTTGCTTCGGACGTTACAGCCTTCACTGGCGCACCACTACCAAAGAAGGCTGCTGAAGTTTGGCCTACTGGTACGACAATGGGTAAGATTCAGAGTGATCTTGAGCAGTTTACAGCCAACAAGACTGTGACAGATAGGGCACAGGTATTTGGCCGACTCGCTGGCACTAACGCTGTGTTCGACAGGTTTGTCTGGACGATTACAACAGTTAACTATGACAACTCAGGTGTAAAGGCTTCATGCGAACCTTACACTAAGGTTATTGACCTGCACGCTATCTTTGATAGGCCACGTGTTCAAGACCTAGAAGCCCCTAAAGGCATTACACTGAAGGAGTTGTCGTTGAGAGGATACACCCATAATGAAGCATAACTTGCCAGCCCCTTCTCAAGCATGGGGTTCAGATATTGATCGACGGTTGGCTAACCTTGAATCGCTCGTGCGTGTTCACGACAACAAGTTAACCAACTCTTCCGATACCCTTTCTGCCCTTGTGCAGAGTAATGCCGCTAATGGTGTCGCACAACCATTCAATTTTACGGACACTAGGTCTAAGTTGGTTTTTACCGATGATACTTCGCATGTCGGCAATTCTGTTTATACTGCACAACTTGATTGGGGTAATGCAGGCTCATTCATGCTCGTAGCTGTCTCCGGTTTCATCTCAATCCGTGTAAAGGATAATATCACCCCATCTTCTGCACTATTTCAAGCTCATGTGATTGTAAACGGTGCTCGTATTGGTGGGACGACTGTGTTTGTTCCTACTTACAACAAGACACTCAGTGCCCCTCTATCTCTTACAACGCTAATCAACTACAATGAGGTTAGCAACCCATACGTGACGATCAACGTCTCTGGCTATAACCCAGATCAGTATTTGGTCAGCGCCAGTGATCAGTCTGGTCTACAAGTTTCTGTTTCAGGAGTGCGATACTAATGCCAATCAACAAGCAAGGTATTTGGACCTACAGCGACAATGATGTGGTCCAATCGTGGCCTATCTTCATGAACCTCGGTTTCAATTCGGTTTCTGAGGTTGTGAAGGGCCTTCAGGATGGACGAGTCATTATTGCTAAGAATGACTCAGACCGTGAATCTAAGCTGAAGCCTCTGCGTGATGCTGCGGGTAAGAACCCGGATGTCCTTATTTACCAGGCTGATCGTAAGACAGTGAGTACTTACTCTGACGGCAGGTACACAACTATCTTCGGTGGGCCTGTCGAAACGGATTACGTGACTAACACGTCAATGTCCGACTACTTCTATCGTTACCAGAACGCAAACGCTGACCGTGTTAATGGCAACTTCCAATTTAAGAAGGCTGGCTTGTGGTTGGTGTCAGCCTCTGTCACGTTTGCTAATGACTTTAATGCACAGAGTTCGTTCATCAATTGTTACATGTCACTTGGTGGCAAGGAGTACCATATTGGCCGGTTCAACACTTATACGATCAACAGTAACGTAATGTTCGTTAATCTTGGAAATGTGCCTTACCATACGACAACTGATAACCAAAGTATTGGTGTAGAGTTCCGTGTCACGTGCTCACCATCGTCTAATATCGGTTGGGGTGGTGTCATCCTTACTGCTGCAAAGATCGGCTGATGTGCTATACTAGTCGGTGACAATTATTCACCTCCGTGTGAGTGTTGTTGGGCGTGAGGTACAGAAAACCCCTCTGCTAGTTCTCCTTTCCTAGCAGAGGGGTTTTCGCTATCTAGGCCACCCGTTGTCGAGTGTCCACTTGTGCTTCAGCTCATGAACCAGGTAATACACGAGGTGTCGAAATGCGTCTCTCACATCATTTGCGTCCTTATAGTTCACGTCCTTACCTGTAAGCCACCATCCCAGGTTCTTCAGTGTCGCATCCTTGACAAGGCCCTTAGCTTGAGCGGGTGTCTGGTAGTGGATGTCATCGACAAACCAGTCAAGGATTGCGTTGACCTTCACAGGTGTGAGGTCTGCTGTGAACTTGTTGGATGGTCGCAGGTCGAACTGTTCAGCTACGACAGTAGCCTGCGGGTACTCGTCAAGGTACTGCTTGATGAGTTCCGCTGTCTCAGTGTGTGTCGCACAGATAAACTGGTCGAAGTGTAGAATCTCCACTTCTTCTTCAACACGTGCCACAACGAGGCCAGTGTTCACACCGGGGTCAATTGCTATTACTGTCGTCATTTCGTTCCATCCCATCATCACTCAAAACATTGTAGTTTGTTCCAGCATACCTATTTCGTCCTGTCGGTGAAAGACCACCAAAGACACCTGAGCGCCACTTCTTACCGTCCACAGGTGTTTCTTCTGCTTCTAGGCAATCTTTGAGGCACTGCTCTCTAATGGGGCATTGTGCGCAGAAGGCTCTGACAACTTCGGTGTAGAGTGTTGAGTCGTAGAACCACTCTGTTGGTGCGTTGATGCAATATGCCTGGCTGTAGTCTGTCACACTTCCTCCCAGTTATTGCCAACCTCTGCTTCAGCAGCAAATGGCACGCGATCAAAGACTAGTGTCGCTGCCTTAGCCATTTCGCGCTCCATCATCTTCGAGCACTCTTCAACTGTTTCTTCCGGGCACTCGACATAGGTAGCGTCATGGACGAGGCCAATCAGCTTAGCCCCGTACTTCCCTACTTGTTCGTTGATCTTGATTGCTGCATTGAGGCAGATGTCATTAGCAGTTGACTGCGGAACAAAGGCTAGTGCTTCATTCTGTGTCGAACTGTAGTTGTTGTCCGACACAAACAGCGGATTGAAAGTGAGTCCGAACTTGGTTTTACGTTCGTTGTCCTCTTCCTTACGTCCGACACTATGGCGTACTCGTGCCTGCCAGTCTCGAAGTCCTGGGTAGGCACCAAGGTATTGATCGACAACATGCTGTGCAGTTTCAATTGGTTGCTCAAGGGCTGTCGCAATAGCGGCAACACCACGGCCATAGTTCAAACCGTACACTACACTCTTGACTAGTGCGCGCCGGTTCTTAGCAGTCTTTGGATGTTCGTGCTTGAAAGCCTCATACGCTTCGATTGTCGGGAACTCTTCGGGCCAGATTTTTGTCATCAGATCATCGAAGAAGTCAGGCGCGCCCGGCTGGAAAGCAGCAATCATGGCCTCGTCGTCCGCAAGCTCAGCGACAGTACGCAACTCTGCCTGAGAATAGTCACACGAGATAATCTTGCACCCCGGCGCAGCGACAAGCGCACGCTTGATACCGCTGTCACGCCCCATCGTCTGAATCGCTGGACCCTTAGCCGACAGGCGACCAGTCTTCGCACCATGGGGCAGGTAGTAGGGATGAATACGTCCATCCTCACCGACCTTACGCCGCACGTTAGCAATGAACGAGCCAATCACCTTAGCTGCGTAGCGGTAGGCAAGCAGAGCGTCGATGAACTCGGTCTCCTTGCCTTCGCGTCGCAGCTTCTTCAGGTGGTCTGAGTCGAAAGACGGGGACGACACACCCTTAGACTTGAAGTAATCTTTGATCTGCTTAGGAGACTGTGGGTTGAAGTCCTCACCCGCGTACTTTTTCAAGACAGTAAGGTTCTCGTCACACTGACGCTTATACTTCTCTTCCAGCTCATCGAGTGCATCGAGCGACACAGCCACACCATTCATCTGCACATCGTTCAGAACCTTGGTGACCTGCATACGGTAGCGGTAGTAGTCATACTTTCCACTGTTCTTGAGCATCGGAAGGAAGTACTCGTATAGCTTGTGGGTCCACACCACGTCTATCAAGTTGTACTCGTAGAGCTTTTCACGAGGAATGTTCTCAAAGTACGCCCCGCCCTTCAGGTATGACTTTGCATCCGAGTCCCAGTCCTCGGCACGCAACCAGCGACGGGCGAGAGGCTTCAGGCCATGCTCACCTGCCAGGTTGTCGAGCACGAAGTGCATCAGCAGCGTGTCCTCATGATGGTACACACGAATACCGAGGCGCTTCGACAGGTAGGGCATGTCGAACGTACCGTTGTGGCAGATGACAGTACAGGTGTCGCACAGCCGCTTGATAAGGTCTGCTGCCTTGTCAGTCTCAGCGAGTTCTTCGGGGATGACGACACCGAACTTGCCGTTCCACAGTGCAATCGAGAGGATACGGCCAGCAGCAAAGGTGTCTTCGTCAATGTCGCCTGCGGACTCGATGTCGAGCGCAATCAGAGTGCCAGGCTTGAACGTAATGTCCTCGCCCTGCCAGATCACCCAGTCCTTACCTTGCTTCAGACCAAGCTGCTCTGCACCGAGGTAGGCGTATTGTAGTGCCTGAGCGAGGAACAGACCAGCCTGCGGGTTAGTGACGATCTGCTTAGGCGAGAGCGTCTTGTACGCCTTGCCCTTATACCCCTTGACAGTGCCGAGGGTGATCTTAATATCCTCATCGTTCACATCGTCAGTAATTTCGACATGAGCTTCTTTTGATAGGCCAGACACCACGAGTGCCCGCCTAAGAAGAATCTGTGCAAGAACAGGCAGCTTGTCACAGTCTTCAGTCAGAATCTTCATACCTGCCCTCCCGTGTACTTAATGAATCGTTCGTTATTTGTTTTCCCCTTCACGACTTCTTGGATTACTCCACGTGCCTGGGCATATGTGATGATTTCCTTCAGTTCACGCATACCGCTGATTTCAGACTGGAACTTCAACATGAGCTTAGGAATCGAAACCATACCATTGTCGGTGCGTGCAACGAAGTTGATGAGCTTATCAACCTTGTTACTGAAGTTACTGTTCTTCACATGGTGAATGAACACCTCGTTAGAAGACAACCAGATAGAGGCAAGCGAGATAGCCTTCAGCATTTCGCGCATCGTCACAACGACAGTGCCCTTTGTTGTCGGCCCGTTATACATAGCGAGCAGCGCAGAAATGCGGAGCACAGAGAACGTCATACGCTCAGTGCCGGGAAACAACTCACGACTGTTCAGCATATGTCGTTCAGCCAGCACCTTGGCTTCTTCCGAGAACTCAATCCACCGCTCGAACACACCCGGCTCAAACTCGACAGGGATACGGACTTCCTCATTCTCCATGCGTTGCGCACGGCGAGCGTTGAAAGCCACGTCGAACTTGGTCACAGACTTGATGAGGTTCGACAGCATGAAGTCCCGCTGCTTGTCATCAATCTTGCCTGTCGATGCACTCACGGTCACGAGCTTCACGTCCTGGGAGGACGTGATGTATTTGTCGCGGTCGTCAATGACGACAAGGCAGCGAGGCGTGAAGCCGGACTCCACCTTCTCGGTCGTTAGGTGCTTCGCGGCTTGGTCCAAAATGCCTGTCCCGTAGAACGTCATGTAATACGGGGTCGCAGTCTGGTACGCAACCTTGCCTCCCTTGTCTTTACGTGCGACAGCCGGAATGTAGCCATCGTAAGACTTGGTGAGGAATGGCATCATTGATGCCATGTAACTACCCTTCTGCGCCGCGTGTGCAAAGAAGTCCTGTACCTCGTCAATTGCGAATAGACCAGACTCTTTCGGCTTGGTACGCAGGTATGCAGACAGTGCTTCACCCGTCGAGTCTTCCGGTGCAATGAAAGCGTCAGGCCCCTTGCCGATGCCGACAGCCACGTCTCGCATCATGGACTCAGCGAGGCGAAGTGACGTGGACTTTCGGGACTGTGTAGTACGTCCCAGAACCATGAAGTATAGGTTCAGTGGCATCTTCTGCACGTTCGTAGGCAGGAAGGCGTACTTGGCAAACATGGACGACAGGATAGCGAGAGCGCCCGCGTAGTGGAACTGCTTAGGGGCCATTGCAGACTTGGTTGATGCCCATGCTGCGAACTGGTCAACAAAAAGGCCCATCGGTTCTTCCTCGTCCCCGTGTAGGAAGTCCACGTCTTGAAGGGTGAGTTCGCGTGCTTCACTCAGAAGGTACGATGCGCCGATACGGGTCGATGCTTCGAGATCGTTCTCTGTCGGCCCACTGTGTTCTGCCTTCCAGCGTGCGTAGTCACGGTTAATCTGCTTCCACAGGTACCCGTCGCCGCGTCCGTCTGCCTCAAACTTGTTGAACTCGGTGGCGCGCACAACGGCAAATGCTTCAACAATTGAACAACCTTCTTCCCAGAGGGCACACTGAAGATGGTACATCTTCGATGAACGATCTTCCTCAGTGTTGAAAGAATCGTCCGTAGCAAGGTCCGTGATGTAGCTACGGTTCACCATGCCCAACACCTCAAACATGCTAGGGATGTCGGTTGGGAAGTCTTCTTCCTCAATGCCCATGCGTTCGACAGGTGCGTACTCGGCGGCGAACTCCGCTGCGGTGATAGCCTCATCGTTAATGGTGAGAGTGATCTCCCAGGGCTTCACCTTCTTGAGGTTGTGAGTGAACGGGACGCGGAGCTTCTTGGACAGGGGCCAGCCTCGGTCCATGCCGTCGTTCTTGTGTGCTTCGTAGAGTCCTCGTGAGAGGGCTTCGAGCATGTCGTTCGACAGGTCGTCTGCGTCGGTCAGTAGCCAGTACCCTTGCCAGTGCTTCTCACTGGTCTGGACGGTGATTGTAGGCTGGATGCGGAGCTTGTCGAGCGGGCAGTCGTCACCGTCTGCCCAGACGCACGCTGCCTTGGTCACGTTGTCCTTGGCTGCGTGCCTCGTGTTCGACAGGGCCGGGGGCTTGGTGTAAAGGAAGGGGGAGTAGTACACGTCCAGATCAGCGTTAGCCTCGGCGTATGCCACCATTTTGTCGAGCTGTGTCGGCAGCTCGAACCAGCGGAAGTTGGTGAGGCCACCCATAGGCCCCTTGAGGATGATTGGTGTCCATCCTTCGCCCGATGGGAGGACTGCTTGGAAGAACTCTTTGAGGTCCATTGCTCTCCTTTCTGCTTGTATATAGTACGGCGGGCCGCACCTGGTTGTCAAGATGCGGCCCGCCTAGTGAAGATCAGAGTTCGATCTTGGATGCCTTGGACTTCTTCTTGGCCTTGGCCTCGTCCCACTCAACCTTCTTGATGTTGTTGCGGGCACGAGTCTCACCGTTGTACTCGGACTCTTCAATCGCAACGGTGATCGTCGCAGTCTTACCGACCAGATCAAGTGCGACCTGGTTGAAGTAATCCTCGGTACGACCAGCAGGCTCTTCAGGCCAGGCGTTGCCGGATGCCTCGCAGAACTTCGGCAGGTCCCAGTGGAGGCCCTTCTTGGTGACAAGTACCAGCCAGTAGCGAATCTGTCGTGCCGCATGGTCGCCCTCGTTGACAACGAAGTCCACGGTGTACATGGCCTTGCCAGACTTGGACTCTCCCAGCTCACAGGAATCGACAGTCACCTTGTACTGGCCTTCGGGAAGAGGCTCAAAGGACATGGACTCGGCGACATCCAGGGACATAAGTTCGTTGAAATTGATTGCCATGTTAATCAGTTCTCCTTCTTGTTGGTGTTGTGTTCTTCAATGGTTTCGGGTAGCCAGCCGAGGGTGGCAGTCCGCTTGTGGGTAACGATAGCGTCAGGCTCGGCTGGCTACCCGTTGTTGACGCGGTACAGGATAGTCGTTCGTCCGACACCCGTACGCTGTGACGCTTCGTCAATCGACAGATACTTAGTCGTCATCATTCTCCTTTTCTGGCTTGGTGTCGTAATGCTCGTGGACCCAGTTCACGATCTTCGACATGGACGGGTTGCCGACCATTGCAGGCATGTTGTCGAACCTCGTCTTGGTGAGAATATTCGACGGGGCCTTGACGTTCAGAACAGTGATGAGCTGTTCGTTCCCATCCTCTCCCACATCCTCCCAAGTCATGCGACCGATAATATCGAAGATCGACGGGAGCTTCTTGAAGCTCTGCTTGCCCTCAAACGCAGGAGCGATCAGCGACAGTCGTTCAGTCTCGGTGACTTCGCGGGACTCGTGCGTGATGCAGATAATGTTCAGCGACAGATCGAAGGCGATCTTGTTGACGAGATCGAGCACCTTGTCATAGGTCGCTGCCCACATTGCAAAGCTGTCATTGGGCTTCGTGGCGGTGAAGTGGACCTTGATCAGCTCCTGAAGTCGGTCAATGGTGTCGATGACGACCGTCTTGAAGGGCATGTCCTTGGCTCCACTAACCTTGAGCAGCAAGTCAGCGAACTCGCTGTACGTTGCTGGCTGGACGACCAGCATGTTGTCCAGATCACCGTACTTGGCAGCGGGGGCTGTACCACGCTCAAGGTCGATGTAGAGGACGGGTCCCAGCTCTTCGACAGTGCTAGCTGTCGATGCGAGCGAGGTCTTGCCAGTGCCGGAAGGTCCGTAAAGCAGGACCTTCAGCTTCGGGGTGTTCTTACGTGGGTCGGACACTTCGATCTTAGTCCCCTTGAGGAACGAATCAAACTTTCCCATTGTTTCTCCTTTCTGTTATCGCTTGAATGTGCAGTAGTAACAGCCTGCATGGCTGTCGAGTTCTCCAAGGTTGTCCCGATTTTCGGTGGCCCACTTGAAGATTTGATTAGCACGTTCAAGGACGTTGAGTGCAGCTTCACGGTTGTACTTGAAGCACAGCTCGTGGCTTGCCGTCATGACAGATTCTACCGTACAGTCTCGTGGGAACAAAATCAGTGAGGTGTGATTTACCTTATACCCAGCGTTCTCCATACCCAGACCGTACAACATCATTTGATAGTAATACTTCTTGAGCTGACCTTCGGTCAGCGAGTCCGAGTAGAACTCAGGGTTACGGTCCTCATCGAAGAACGTTGCAGACGAAAACGCCTTGATCTTCTTCTTCGACAGAACCTTGTAATCGACAATGTGTCCCGTAGACACATCAAACCCATCAGCAGTGCCACTAATGTCACCATACCCTTCAATCGTCCCGACAGGGACCCTAGTTTCTTTCAAGTAATCCTTGAGACCAATCGTGTTCTCAAGATACAAGTGGAAAGCCGTACCAATCATCGGTGCGAGAGGGTAGTTCTTCTCTTCCTGGTGGACACCCAGCAGCTTTTCTGCCAAGCAACGTTCACACAGGTCTCCCAGCTCAGACGGACCAACCTTACGTTGCTTGTCACGTTCCGAAGGCTTCGTCAGTTCACGGATAATGTTGTCGTAGATTTCACTCATTCTTTGCCCATTCCTTGTATTGCTCTTCCTTCATGACATGAAGGTTCCAAGCGTAATAATGGAGGTCATCTAGTGGCGATTCAATGAAAACCAGAAAGTCGCCTTCCTCAACGACCTTCCACATCTCACGTGTCCCGAAGAGTGGGATACACGAAGTGTGGCGCACGATCTTATTCGAGCCAGAATTAACCTCCCATCGTGTCCTACTCACCTTGTCACGCTCAATGTCAGTAAACATGAACCCAGGTGGAACTTGAAGGACCAGCTTATTCTTCGCCACGATGAACTCCCTTCGACAGACCACTCAGGAGAGCTGTCGCCTCGCTAGAGTTTCGGTAGTCCCCCAGGTAGACAACCTCCACAATCTCAGGGCAAGTAGAGATAAAATGCGCACAACCACGACACGGATAGTGGGTCACGTAGAGCGTGTACTCGCTCCCATGTTCCTTCATCTGTCGAATCGCGTTGCGCTCAGCATGGATAGTGTTGACGCAATGGTCATCGACCATCCGGTGCCCGCCCGTGTCACACGGCTCAAGGCCGTGGGGTGTTTCGTTGAACGCGCGAGACACAACCTGTCCCGTTGCACGGTCAACGATCACACACCCCACATGGGCACGGTCGCACCGGGACTTAGCGGCCTCGTCCCGCGCTGCCTTAATGTACTCTCTCACTTGGAAAGAATCTCCCGTTGTTCATCGGTCAGGTTGTTTGCCCACAGGAGCACCTTACGGGCGAAGTCCGACAGCCCGCCGTTGTCGTTCAGCAGACCTGGGATAGCCTTCTTACGGTAGTCACTGAAGGCGAAACGGTCCCCATCCACGTACCGCAGCAGACGACACAGGACAGAGTTGCGGCTCACAACATAGTTACCGTCCGCGTCTTCCACAAGACCCAGGAGAACTGTACCGTTCAAACGGTCAGTGTAGTAGTGATGCTCACCAATCGAGAGATCGTCCCGGTCAAAACCGCACTCACCTGCAACAGGGTCAGTCCACATGATCGACAGGTCCAGCGGGCGCGCCGCCTTAATGTCGATCTGAGCCGAAGTCATCTCCCGCGCATTACACTTCAGATCGTCAACGGAAGGCACGACAAACACGCGGTTGTCGAACGGGTCCACGACAACCATCTCATCCTTTGCGGACCACCACTGAGCACACACGGTGCCCCTGTCGTTGATCAGTGCAAGCCGCCCGTTAGGCAGCGTCCCAGTACCCAAGACTGCGCCGCTAGGCGCAGTGACAAGACCGTCTTCAATGTCAAGGTACTGTCGCTTGACGTAACGGGTGGGAAGGTTCTCCCATCCAAAACCAAGCGGGGGTGCGTAAATATCACGAATCGTTACGGGCAACTTCTTCTCCCTTTTCATAGTAGTGGAACTCAATGACGGGAAGGTACTCCCGCTTCGTGTAGTCGTAATAGTTTTCGTGGTAGTAGTAGCGCGCATTGTCGAAGTAAATTGACACGGTGCGAGAGGTGTACGGCTCGACCTCGTCCTCGTCCCAGATAAACTGCCATACGCTCTGATCGTCCTGGAAATTCCTACTAGCCCTCTCATCGTTCAGCTTATCGAGGGTCACGTAAGCCGACCAGCTATGCTTAAGCAGATGGATGCACACGACGCTCCCATCCGTGAACTTCAGCCAGGCATCCTTGTCGTTGAGCCAGTATTCTTCTACTGACTTCTTCAGGAGGTTTGCTACCGTCTTGTGGTTGAACTCAATAATCTGCATGGCTCAGTCACCACTCTTAGCGAGGTGACGGAGGATCAACACAACGACAGCCATGCAGATCACCAAGACCAGAACGAGAAGGATATTAAGTGCCAGGTAGGCGACGAACGCCCACACAACCCACATGAAGTAGGCAGGGAACCAGACACCAGTAATCATGAACGCAATGCAGAACGCAAGAAGAATGTAGCGCCCGTAGCCCGGCTTCTTCAGAGTGTCCCGCATCGTGTTAAGTGCGTTGTTGTAGGCAGTCATGCCCTGGTTGTAGTAGTTAGACATTTCAGTCTCCCTTCAGTTGTTGTCTGTTGTTATCTGTTGTGGACATCGTTGTGAATAAGCCAAGGGAAGTGCCCAACGCTGGCGGCATCATCAATCTCTGCGAGAAACTCCAACGGTGTGAATGTCTCACCAAACCCATCCACCCAGCACCCATTACCACGTAATGCGCCTTCTTTAATACAAAAGATGTAACACTTGTGTGCGAGTCTCACGACAGTACCCCGCTGCATCAGCATTAGGTATTTTGTATCAGTGGTGAACCCAGCATCAGTACCTACAAAGACAGACAAGATCGTGTTGCCAATCTTCTTATATAACTCCCAGCTCTCACCGTACAGGTCATCCCAATCCATTGTTTTCTCCTTCAGTTTGTTGGTTTATTTTCAGATTAGGCCAGATGCCTTGAGCTTGTCGAATCGTTCCTGCAAGCGTCCCAGAACACGGTCATCCACCGTGTCAGCCGCCTGAATCAGGAAACGGTTAACAGCGGTCGTCTGTCCCTGTCGGTTAAGTCGTCCCGTCGCCTGTTCGTTAATCACCAGGCTGTTAGACTGACTCAGCCATATCTCAGTATGGCAGACTCGCTGAAGTCCGTCAACCCCCTCTGACATGGCCTCGTGTTGAGCGACAATGACATGCACGTCCCCGTTGATCATGGCGTGGAAGTCACCACGCGACTTGCCAGAAACTTCAATGGCCTTGATCCCAGCTTTCTTCAGACGGTACAGCGCCGCCTTAATAAACTTCTGGCTATGCACCCACACGACGACAGGCTCATCTTCAGGAAGGTCCGCAATAATATCCATCATTGCATCCAGCTTGGAAGACTTACAATCTTCCTTATAATCGACAGCCCCGTCCTCATTGAACGAAGGGACTCCCAGCGTCATCTGTCGCAGACGTAGGTCAAGTTCCATCGGGATAGACAGTGCAAGTGGGTATTCTCCCAGGAACGTGAGTGCCTTCTGTTCCAGATCGTCATACGCCTTGCGTTGCGCGCGGGACAGTTCGACTTCCACGCGGTGAATGATCACGCCTGGCAGTTCAGGGTTAGCCTCGGCCTGTGAGACTTCATGGTAGGACGGCGCGCCGCGACGGACCATACCGGGCGAGCGCTCCCCCGAAAAGTCTTTCCCGTATGCGCTCCAAGGGTTTACTTCCACCTTGAAGAACTTTTCGCAAAAGTCCCAGTAACCACCGTAGTGGTTAGGCCATAGGAACTTGAGCGCCGCCCAGATGTTGCAGGGCTTGTTCCCGGCGGGCGTTGCCGACAGTGCGAGGCGGTAGCGTGCCTTAATGTGTCGTGCCACGTCAAAGTTGAGCGACGAGTGGTTGCACGCACGATGCCATTCATCGGCAATAACCATACCAAACTCAATGCCGTAGAACGGCTTAGCCATTGACTTGTAGACGTACTTTTTCGCGCGCCCGTCCCACCGCTTTTCCTTATTCCGCGAGCGCATCAACTCCCACGTAATAAAGTACACGCCGGGTACACTGTTTTCCAGATCGCCCCACACTGCAAGCGCGGCCTTGGTTTTCTTACCAGACAGCGTGCGCATGTCAATTCCGGCAAGCGTCTTCCAGTGCGAGCGCCAACCGGACTCAGTACGGACGGGGGCGACAATGAGAATAATCTGTTCCCCGATAGTGTTACCGAAAGCACCCAGTGCGTTCCACACGCTCATTGCCGTCTTACCCGTACCAAGGCCCGCGCCTACCAGGCCCGTGTAAGGCGTTTTAGAGTTTGCCAGTCCTTCCAGTACACGTTCCTGGTAGTGGCGCGGCTTGAATGTCATTTAGTAGATCCTCCAATGAGTTGTCTGGTTAATGTTTTCTATCTTCAGGGCGAACATTGCGTTCAGTACAACTTGAGCGCTAAGTGTGTCTAATGCCGCTTGTACTTCCCGCTGAATATCAGCATCATCATAGAGTGTGTAGCTCCAATAGTCTCCCCTACAAACACAGGCGTGCGCACGCAGTTCACCTTTAGGCAGGTGAACCCATATATCATAGCCATTAATGCGCAGGTAGTCTTTCGTTTCGGGGTCCCACGTGATAGTGACACTGTTAATAGCGCGTCGCACGGCCCCATAGCACGCAATACTGTATTCCCCTGTCAGCTGTTCCAGGTTAGGTTCCATGTCAGTCAAGCTCCCTCGCAATAACAGTGGCATAGAACATGCCGTCCCGGACAATGCCTTCCGCGTATTCAGTTTCGTACAGACTGTCCCTATCGAACGTAGCGACAGTATCCGTAGGCAGTTCGACAGCCGTGTCAGGACACACAACAAGCATCTCTTCAGCTTGAATCCACATAAACGTACCGTTCTGCAGGTGCTTGTCGTAGTCAACAAAGCCAAACTCTTTGACCTTGTCGGTAAGCCACTCCCAGAACAACTCGCTATTGTCCCAGTATTCCCACGCGTTGTAGTAGTCCTCCTCGCTATCCTTGGAGCGTGGGTAGTCCCCAATCTCACGCGCGCAGAACAGTTCATCGAACGTATCACGTTCACATTCACGCCAACAGAAAACCCCGTCCAATACGTAATGTGCAAACATTTTGATCACTCACTTTCACTTTCGATATAAATTGACATGCCGTTAGGCAGTTCAACCTCAGCTCCCACGCCTAGGTTTTTGTGGATAATTTCGGCGGCGCGCATCTGTCGTACCGCTTCAAGCCACATGGTGCTATATTCTTGCAGTTCCTGTTCCTCAAGGGAACGGGCGACGGCTTCCACCTGTTCGACAGTGTATCCACCGTCGCCCGTCCCGTATTGCTTCCAATTCATCGGAAAGTCGCGTACGTGTCACTCACAGTAGTAGCGGGCGACAGATCAATAAGATCAAGCGCCGCAAGTTTGCGAGTGTTGAGCTTAGGCTTGTCGTACACACTCTCACGCACGGCCTTTGGCAGTTTCTTAAACGCGGGCAGCGCTTCAACAGCGGCGGCGTTAATCGTCTGTCGCACGGCAAACGTTACGCGCGTGTCTCCCACCTGAATCTTGTCCCCTGCGTTGAACTGCGAGCACAGCTCAGCCTTGAGTGCGTCTCGTGCTTCAGTCAGGGCCGCAATTTCGGCGTTGAGCTTGGTGATCTTATTGACGAGGTTTTCAGTATTCATTGTTGTTCTCACTTTCGTTGTTGTTGTTGTTGTTTTCGGTAAGGTGGCAGTAGATGCCGACAGGGGCAAGGATAGTCAGTAGGAACAGGGTGTAGTAAGCGACCGCGAACATTAGCAGACTTCCTTAATCTCTTCCATTGCGATTAGATGTGCAATGCAACTGTTGACATAGGCTTCCCAGTCGTCGCTCAGCATCTCCCTAGCAATGTCGCTCGCCTTGAGTGTCCTACCAAGCACCGTAACGGGCTTGTGTAAGTCGTCCACGGCCTCAGCGGCCATAACCTCAAAGTCTTCCCTAATGCGCAGGTCACCGCCGCGTGTCACGTAGTCATATTCTCCCTTGCTAACCCCCAATTCTTCAGAACTGAAACAAAATTTAGTGTCCCAGTCAGCGGCAATAGCGAGTAGCATGTCAATTCTAGGCATTGTTTCTCCCTCTTTCTCACATATAGTTTTCGGTGTAGTTCTTGATAGCGTCTTCCTCGCTATCGGCGTAGATACCTGCCAGAGAGTCACCTGTAGTTTCGTCGGACACAACCCAGACATATCCATCCGCCCAAAGAGAGTATTCACGCACCCATGACTCACAGGGGTTAACAGGATACGTATCCTTGCGGAACGCGGCCGCGAACAGACGGTCAACATCCATCCCATGCCAACCAACGTACACCCAATAGTCAGGGCAAAGATTCTCCCATTCTTCCTGCGTAGGCGTACGCCCATGCTCCTCATGGAAGTTATCAAACTTCCACATTGCCGGGCAGTCTGTTTCGGCGGGGTGGTGCAAGATGCAACCATGCGGACCTCCAATAACACACAGTGCATCGGTGCTATCTACCCATTCAGTAGGACACTCTGCCCATTCATCCTGGCACACCTAGAAAGTGTGCCCGTCGTGTTCCCATTCATCGGAAACGGTGATAGTGTGTGCGAACTGTGTCTGAATCATTGTTTTCTCGCTTTCGCTTGGTTGTTTGTTTTCTGATAATTAAAGATTATCAGGTTGGCAGTCATTCTGCAATGTGAACTACGCTACACGTCTGTGTGTCGTTGTCCCAGATGAACATATGTGCGTATCCGTGCAAGTAGCGCATATCGTCAATTGACATGCCCTCGTCGTCTGACTGCCAATACCAATAGATACTGTTGTCATGCGTGTTTGTGCGACAACGCCATACGTAGCCGTCTACGTTCACGTACACGCCGCTAGGCTCATGTTCAGAGAACAGGTCAAGGTATCCCACAAACTCATAGCCGCGCTCAGTAAACCACGTGTTGATTAGCGACAGGTCCCAGCTTGTTTCGGGATTAACGTACCCCACTACGTGTTCCTGCATGGACTCTAGCGGATAGTAGCTGTCGCTAATGACGCTCACCAATTCTTCCCACATACTTATTCTCCCATTCTAAGTGCGATAGTATCGTCAAGGTAATTAACCGTGTTGTCAATTACCCATGCAACCCAGTCACCCTCGTTGTCAGGGTTGCCACCATTGTCTAGGTAACTCTCCCACATTGCATCTTGAATGTCAGTACCGCTAAACCTATGGCCATTGTAATGCAAGATAGGGTCATTCCAAGCACCGCGCCATTCAAAACCAATATCAGGGATACCGTACCAATTAGGCAACATGTTAGTTCTCACTTTCTTCCAGTTCCTTAGCCAGTTCGTAGACAGCGGCCTCAAACATAGCCTGTTTAAGGTTTTTCCAAGCATCCCCATAACGAGGTTTTACAGGCCATTCAGGGATAGTCATATTAGTTCTCACTTTCCGTTAGGCTTAAACAGGTAACTTTCGGTGTAACAATCCAATGCACTGCAACCGTATTCCAACCACGCGGCATCGTCAATATCGCCGTTCCATTCTTCAATAGGGACACACTTCCAACCGTCGTTAATGATAATATCGTCAACAACCAGATAGAGCGCGTTAGCGACTTCCTCAGCCATTGCCCAAAGTCGCGCGTTAGCGACCATTGCGCGCCTACGGGCCGGGTCACGTTCCGTATCGTAGTCTAGTTCCACGTATTCCCATTCATCGGGACGGCCCATCTTGTCCCACGCGACAAAGACGTTAGCATCGTTGCACCAACCCCCGGTCAGAGTGCAAACCTCGTCCCAAATCTCGCTACCGTAAACGTTGCCATTGATAACGTCGGCGGCAAACTCGACAGTCAGCTCAGGGTAAATGAGGGCCTTAGCTACCTTGTATGCGTACTCATTGCACAACATGATCTTACCTTTCGGTTGTGTTGAAAGCTAACCACCTTGGTTAGCATCGTTCCCGGCGTGGGAGTTGAACCCACATTTACCTACCGACAGGGCCGGGATGTTCCGTTAGGAACAGTTGTTAGGCTTCAATCTCGCTCATGACTACCGCATCCGACAGGCCGTCAAGGGCAGCGACCACCGCGTCAATAGCGGCAAGCACGCTAGGATTATCGCCGTAGTCGGCTCCCATCTTTCGGAACGTGATCTTAGCGGCGGTAGCGGCCTTGATAACGGTCATAGTGTCCTTGTTGATTCGCATTTGAGTTGTCTCGCTTTCTGTTGTTGGTTGGTAGGCTATTTGCCTATGACTAAATAGTAGCTTGGTTGTGAGTTGTTGTCAGAGTGTGGCGTGCATTACAGGTACTAGCGTTGCGTCGGCAAAGTTAGCCTTAGGATGCGCGCGCATACTCTCGAAAGTCTGCCAGTCAGGGCGCATATTGTCCCGCCACATGCCGATAATCTTCCCAATGACACGTTTCTCATGCGGCGTTAGCGTAACGTCCTTGTAAACGTACACAACGCCACTAGGGTTAAACTTGAAGATAATTTCGGTTGTGTCCTCTCTAGCTACCCAGTAGCTAATCAAGTTGCGCGCTAGATCATTGTGATTCATCGTGAGATACAACTTAGTCCCAAGTCGCACAGACTCGCTAATGATCTGGTTAGGGTACACCGACAACAGGGCATTGTTGATAGTCATTTAGGCAACCTCCCTAACGTTGATAAACTGCGCGCCGTTACCGTTAATAGTCTCATTGTCGCACTCACGGTCGCACGCCTTGTAGAGTGCATCCCAGTCAATACGGCCAACCATTGCCGACAGGAAACGGCGAACATGCTTGCTGGTAGTAGTGGAATGGTGGAACGCGTCGCGATGGACAAACGTATCCCAGTCGCCATTTTCGTTCTTGTTCACCATTGCAACGCGCGTTGTGTAAGAGTACACGTCAAACTGGCAATTGCGGATCGGGTGGTTGTGGTTAGCGGCAATTGTAAAGTTGTTGCTAACCGGATACAGGCCGTCAATACGATCGTGGTTCAAGTCCCATGCGGCAGCGTCGATATCATCAAGAATACCCATTGTCTTTCGTCTTTCTGTGTTGGGTTGTTGTCAGTACTGCCAACCGTCGCGGTTGGTGTCGGTTGCGAACTCTCGCAGCGTCGCGCCGCTCGGGAAGTATTCGCCCCACGCTTCCATATCGCGGGCAATGCGTTTCATCTCGCGGCGTTCACGTGCCCTAATTCGCTTGCTAAGGTCACGGCGGCCCTTAGTGTAGGGAGAGTGTTCGCGGGCGAACTGCGTGGGATGCCATGCGACCCCGCGCGCTTCCTTGACGTGCCAAGGGTCAGTCTTGAAAGTGTGTGCCATGTTAATTAACCTTTCGGATGGTTGTTGGTTTGTGTGCGTTTGCACATCGTTCCACGCCCGGGAATTGAACCCGGCTTTATACTCACCTTTAAGGCGTGGATACCTTGAAGACTTAATTAGTCCTCGTATGTGTACGTTGTGACCTCGCGCGGGCCTGTGTAATACTCGAAAGTGTAAACGTGGCGCTCGCTTCCATCGGGACTAGGAACAGTCACGCGGTAGGGCAGGTAGCCTTGACTGAAGTACGTGTATTGCCGACGCTCGCCCGGGACCTTTGCATCGAAAAAGTAGCGTAGGTTATGCGGCTTGAAGTCTTCCTCAGACTCATCGTGTCGGACCTGGGACCAACGCCCACTAGACGTACGGTATTCGGTCCATTGGGTAACGGTTGCGTATGTTGTGTCTCGCATTTTTGTTGTCTTTCTGTGTTGTGTGTGTGTGTGTGTGTGTGGTTACTTGAGGTGCTTAGCGAACTGGTTAAGCGCTTCAAGTAGTGTGTGTGCCTCGCGGTATTCACTAGGGGATAGGCCAAGACGGCCCGTTTCCACTGCAACAGTGAGTTTAATCGCAAAGTTAAAAGCACTATCGAATGTTTCTTTACGCTTGGTTTCAACTGCCCTAGCGCGTTCAATTTCGCTTAGCACTGTTCGCAGGGCAAATTCGCGTCCTTCTACCGCGCCGACCATTTCGGCGTCGCCTTGGTAGAGAATTGCATCAGTTTCAATTTCTGCGAGTCGCTTTAGCGTCTCATAGTCACATGCAAACGAACGGATCATTTTTCTAACCTTTCGGTCAATTAGGTTGTTGGTTGTTCATAAAATTGGTGAGCCGGTCAGGAATT